TGTTAAGTTACCATTAGTATCAGTACCTACATCTGGAAATCTAGTTTGATAGTAATATAAGATATTATTTGTTGAATCAAATTCAATAACTTTAGCAACAGCACCTGTGGTTGCCTGATTGATTTCCTCATCGGCAGTAAATGTTCCTGATACAGATGAGAATATCGTAGCATAAATTTGTCGTCTTGTAGTTGCAGTTGCAACCGTTGATGTTCCAAAGTTAGTAGGATCTCTTAAAAGACCAATTCTTCTAAAGTCATTTCCAACACCAATATCAGATGTGCCTTCAACACCAACGAGTGATTTATTTAACATTACATAGAAGCCGCCTAATTCTTTTACAGCGTTTGCACCATGACCACCTTTTGGTGGAATAATTACATTTAGATTTGTCGCCTGACCCAGCACCACCAGCATTTGTGGCAGCAATAATATCAGCGTCTCTAATATATGCAAAAGTATATCCTGTTCCTGCAGTTGTAACAGATGCAGATGCAATTGCACCAGAACTAATTGTTACTGAAGCAACACCACTTGAACCATCACCACGAATTGGGATTGCCAGTAATTGTTGTTCCTGAAGATACATTAAAACTTGAACCACCAGCAACAACTAAGATTGTGTCTAACGCACCATTAACGGCAGCAGCTGATACGGTAGAATCTGTTGATACATGAATAAAATCAGTTGACATAAAGTTTAGAGTTTCAGCAGATGTTAAAGAATACATATACTTCCATCTATATCCATCAGATGTTTCAAAAATTGAGTTTGATGTAGATGTTGGTTCTACTGTTGAAGCAGTTGCACCATCATTTTCTATTACTTTGTAAACAGCATAAGAGCTGTTCATTACTACAAAAGATGAATCAAATAAATTTGTTGCACCACTATTAGCGGCGTTAGAAGAACTGATATTATGTTCGTACATATCATAAGTTGTTCCTGTTGTCCAGTTTCTTCTTGGTATACAATGTGATACATCACTTGAAGTTATTAGTTTTGCACCTAACATATCATCATAGTTGTAAAACTCTGATGTTACATCATCATTAGGTGTAGGTGGGGAAGCGTCTGTTCCCTCGTTAATTGAGTTGCCTTGAACATCAGCATCTGTTGCCCAAGAGTGTGCTCTTCCTATGAACAAATAATATGTCGTTGCAGCCGTTTCACTAAAAGATTCTACGAACTGTTCGGCATTATTTATTCTAAATTTGTTTGTTACTATTGCTGCCATTTTAGTTTCCCATTAAGTATTTATGTTCTATGTTATTATTTATAAGAGTTTATGAAGGCTCTTGGGTGATGTCTGTAGGAAAAGCGAAATTGTTTTTGTGATTGAGATTACTGTTAGTTCCCTCTAAATCTTGTATTCTCATAGTTTCTCCGTCAACACTTGTATTCAAAGTTCCTGTAAATCTTAATTGTGCCCAATCTGCTATTGTTGTACTTGCAGATATACCAAATTCACTTGTAATTACGCCTGATTCATTTTCTAATTTAATATTAGAATCACCTGTTTCTGTATGTCCCTCTAGTAATATACCATTATTGTGGGCGTATCTAGAAAAAGGTGCTCTTAAATTTCTTTGTCTTGGTCCTGCGTATGCAAAACCATTACTTACGTCTACATTTCTTACTTTATAACTATTTAAACTGTAAAAACTGTTTCTACTTCTTTGTTCAGTTTCTATTGTAGTTTCTGGATGTAAGTTTAATTCTTTTTCTGTATTTGTATTTGGGTCTCTATAATCGTTATGAAACTTCAATTGGTATACCTGTTCTTGCAACAGCTGATGATACTTTTGTTTTACCATCTAACTCGACACCATTACTCATAAATTTAAATCCTACTCCTGTTCGTCTACCAAAGAATGTATTGAATAGAGTATTTAATCTCATGTAGATAGGACTATCTTCGGTACCAGAGAACAATCCTTGAGACAATGTAGCACCAACTGGTCGTTTAACTTGAACATCTAGTTGAGTTGCGATATTCACTTCTCCAGTTACATAGAATCCAGTAGGGTGAGTTGCTTTCTTAATAGCGTCTCGCCACTTACTAATTGATTCTGAAACTTTTATAACATATGAAAAATCTTGATAGTATAAACTATCTTGTATTTTTTTAGTTAATTCAGATAAGTGACCATCTTGAGCAATATATTTTCCAACAGTTTGTATTCTCGTATTGATTGCTGTTGTTGCAGTAAGATTATTTGATTTAACTACAATAGCTGTTGTGCCACCAGAAAATGTAACCGTATCATCAACTTCTAATTCACTTGTGGTTGCTGTGTATTTTAAAAGAGGTGCTGTAAAGTCAACAACTGTTCCTGTTGCACCACTCACATTACTAGTAAATGTTTCATCTTCGGTTATTGCACCTGAAACTGTTTTAAGAATAGCATATTTAGGAAATGCTAATGTTGGTGCTGATGTAAAATTAATACCATGTTCAATGATATTTAATGATGTTGCTTTTCCTATATCATCACCATATGGTATAACAGTACCACTTGCACCATCAAAAGCAATATCTGATAAAAGTCTTCCACCTGTTTCTAATTCTATTCTACTAAAAGGTGATGATATACTTGATGTAGCAGGTTCTAATGAAATAAATCTATCACCAGAAATTGTTGCTGTAGGTAATGTAGTATATCCACCACCACTTGATATCATTCTAATATCTGTTATGTCTCCACTACCAGTAGAGTTTTCTTGAACTATTTTATCGCCAGGATGTAGTCCATCATTTTGAGTAAATTCTTCTAATACAATATGGTCATCATCTTCCATAAAGTAAGGAATATTTGGTTGTGAGTCTTGATTTAAGATAAAGAAAGTATCTGAAACTTGGCTGTCATCTTCTTCACTTAATAAATGTCCGACTTCATTCTCTAATTCAAATCTAATTTCGTTTTCAACTTCTTGCGAAGCAGAATCTAAAAGTTTACCACCTGCACCACTATCAATAGCATCCTCTAATAATATATCACCAGAACCTGAACCTGTAATTGTTCCTGTTTCTAATTCACATGAATAGCAACACTTCCTGTTTCTGGTGCAAAACCACCATTTACAACAGCAACTTTTGCTTCAGCTGTTCCTGAACTAAATGTTAATACATCTCCTTCTTGATAACCTGTACCAGCTGCATTGACAATAACCTCATCAACACCTGCACCAGTTATATCTTGAACTTGAATACGAGCACCTGCACCAGCACCACCTGATACTGTTGCTTCATCACCAACTGTTAGTGTTGCACCAGCGTTTGTGATTGTAGTTGTTGATACTGCTTGACTTACTGAAAGTTTTATAATCTCATTTGCGTCATCATAATTAGGACCTTCAATTATTTCGCCATTTACAAAAGTACCAACAGTAGTTTCATCATTAATTTCAATCTCAATAATCTCGACAGTACCTTCTCTAAATTTAGTAATATTTTCAACAACAGCTGAAGCTTCACTTATATTATCATCAGCAGGATTATTTGCTTGTGTAATAACTTGACCAATTAAGAATATTGGATTATTACTTGCTTGTGTTACTGATTGTGTACAACGAAGAAATGTGTTTGTAGAAAATTTACCATCGGATACTCGTAACATATCCTCATTAGGTTTATATACCTCTGAATTTTCATTAAATAGCATTCTAAAAAATGCTTTATGAGCCTTATCTGTTCCTTTTGCACGATATAATGATTTAATATTTTTAATTAATTTTCTTGTATCTAAACTAGAGTGTGTATCTGTCGGAATAGTTTTAAGAAACTCTTCCTTCATTTGCGATAAGAAATCTTCTATTGTATGGTCTGGGTCAGAATAGTTTAAAAGTTGTTGAATATTCTCAACTGGATTTGCACGATATTTACCTACAATTGCTGTAGCACCAGATGTTGCACCAGTTACAGTTTCGCCTGTTATAAAAGCATTATTTGCTGAAATTGTGTATCGTGAATTAGCAAAATCTTCAGCAAGAATAGTTGCTGTAGCACCTGATGTTGCACCAGTTATTATTTCACTTTTTTGTAGTGTACCTGAAAAAGAAAGTTGTTCATCTACAAGTTTATCACCTGCGTCTAAACTAAAAGCATTTGTTCTATCTAGTAAAACAAAATTATCAATGTGCACCTTCACCTTCTAAAAGTATATTGTCTACCGAAGTAAAAGATGATAATTGTATTTCTGCTGATTCTAGAAAAAGATAATAAGACTTTATAAACTCAGCAAATTTAGGATGCTCTTCAAGAACAAACTCTGGTAGTTGTCTCTTAACTAAGTTTGATAATTTTTTCTTATTTGTTTTTTTAAATGTTGCCATTGTTATCCATTACCACTAATATGATGAATAACTACTAGTTGTTGTATAAGAAGTTCCTGCCTGTGATGAACCACTTTCAACAGTATCAATATTACCAGTTATAGTTGAGTTAGAAGTATCTATTTCTAAAACTTGATTACGAACAGGAACAACATCATTAGAATCAGGAATAGCAAAAACTCTTACTCTTGTACTAGCAGCACCATCAATATTTGAAATACTTGTTATATTTGCTGATGTTAAAATTATTTCACCAGTTGTATAATTAACAGTACCAAAACTTGTACTTGTATAAATTCTTGTTGTGCCACTTAAATAGTAAACTCTAATATTACCTGCACCGTCATCATCTAAAAATGTTCGTTAGTTGAATCGTCATTATTAATTTAAAACTGTTGATGATACAACCCCACCACCACTTGAATTGTGTCCAGAGTGTGGATTATAAAATGCATTATTAAATGATAATGTATATTTTAAGGATTCATTTAAAGTTGGTGTAATAAACTTATATATTTTAATGGTTGTAATATTACTTAAAATAGATGTGTCAGCATTGTTAATATCTTCTAATAGTTGTGAATGTCTAAAAACACCAGTAAAGTTTTTTAAAGTGTTTGCATTGTAATTTGAAATTGCTGTTAAGACATTTGTTTGAAGTGTACTTACATCTTTTGTAGTTGCACCAGTATCATATTTGAAATTTGTATTGAGTGTAAGATAAGTTATTTCTGGATCAATAATTACTGGTCTTATAGAAGCAACAGCATATTGTTTAAGACTTGTAACAATACTTGCCTTTGTTGTTTCTGTTAAGTTTGAACCTGATTTTGCTTTGATAGATATATAAACTTTACCATAATCTGGTATAGCAGCATCTTCACCACCATATACTTGTACTGCTTGAGCATTTGCATATAAACTTTTAACTAAAACTTTGTAATCGTCTGCTGTTACAGCACGGTCTTGTGCTGAGTAATCTCTTGGTGCATTATATTTAATAGATGTAATTGATTCTGGAAGTGAGCCCTCCTTAGCATTACTAATAGTTGTTACAGTTGCAGTAGAAAATCCGCCAATTGTTCCATTTAATGTAAATGTAGTAGCACCGTTTGCTTCTGTTCTGTTTGTATTGATATAATCCATGATAATAATATTACCATCAGCAACAGCTTTACCTAAAACACCATCACCAAAACTAACTTCATATCTTCCATTTTCAACTTCTTGTAAAAAGAAAACTTTAGATGTTGAATCTAATCCTGTAATACCAGTAGCAAGTGTGTAAGTATTTGTTGTAGAGTCGGAAGATGATTCTTGAATTTTAATTGTTAATGATGTTGTATCAACATTATCATTTGGTATAATAAATCTTTGGTCTGTATCAGATGTGTTTACTGTGTATTTAAAATTTAAATATGTTCCTTCAAAAATATCTACATTACTAAATTTATAAACACCATCAACAGGTGTAATACTTAAATCAGCATTATTTACAAAATTATAAGAAGTACCATCAACAGTTGTTGAAAATTTTGTTCCTCTTGCCATAGTAAGTGTAGCACCAGTTGCATTAGTAACTGTTACATCAATAACTGCTTTTGCAGCTGTAGAACTTGTTGGTGTGTAACCAACTTGTTTTGCTTTTGATACAACACTTGCTCTTAAATCAGCACTATCTAAAAACATTTCATTTGCTAACATATTCGCATTGAAACCTAAGTAGTGTGTATTGTAAGCGAGCATATCTAAAAGAACTGCCATACCAGAACCTTCAAAGTCATAATCTCTAAACTCGTCTTGTTGTGATAAAAAGTTTTTTAGGTTTGCTTTAATACCATCAAAATCTAATTCTGATATTTCTAATTTAGTTGCCATATTCTTATCTTAGTCTTTCTAAAAATGATTCCATTTCAACTCTCTCTGGAGTGTTTACTACAAAGAAAGATATTGAAGCTCTATATCCATTTCTTTGAATAAAAGGTTGTACATTTATTTGAACTAGTCTTGCTCTTGGTTCAAAATTCTTTATTAATAAATCAATTTGTTTAGAGAGAGCATGAGTCATTTGTGGAGTGATATTTTCAAATAACATCGCTCTCAAATTAGAACCAATCTCAGGGTGAAAAGGTCTCTCATAGTGGTTAGTGTTAATTAAATTTCTAACACTTCTCTTTACTGCCTCAACATCACTAAGTTTTTGAATATCTTTTGTAGCAGAATTAGCTTGAAAATCTAAATCTAAATCACGATAGATTTTAGCGCTTCGTTTACTTTCATTACTTTGTGTTGCGTCATATCTTGACATTTATTAATCTCTCCTCTGTATATTTATACCGTTATCCAGCAAATACATTACTTGATCCTGCAGCCACAGAGGTGCAAGCAGTTATACCATCACCAACACGACCACACCCTTTACCATTTACTTTAACAGTAGATGAACCTGAACTAATCGCAGCTGCATGAGGTGGACAAGGAGCACCAGGTAATAAATGAGTAGTGTTTACATCACCTTGTCTTGAAACTCCTATACCATTTGCAAAGACATTTCCAGAGCCTACAGCTCTTGTCATGCCACTACAATGTGTTACATCAGCATCGCCAATTCTTGTTACAGCAGGCATTAATTTTTTTCTCTTTTCATTAACTCTTTTAACTTGTCGTTGTAAGTATCCATCTCCTCGTGTTCTTCCTCTGTATGAGGAGGTTCAGGAGGAGTTGGTTCAAATCTTATAACATTATCAAAACTTTGAGGTATATCCTCATAGTTATTAAATTCTAAAATCATGCCTTTGTCTCTAATAACAAAAACACCCTGCATTATTTTTTCTTTGCAGTTTTCTTTTTAGTTTTTTTCTTTGCTACTTTTTTAATTGTTGGCGCTTTCTTTGCTGGCTCTGTTGTTGGACCTGCATTGTTGCCTTTACCCCAATTTTCCCATAACTTTGATAAAAATCCCATAATAATCTCCTATTTCTTTTTAGTAGTTTTCTTTTTCTTCTTAACTGGTGCTGAAACCTCTTCAACAACAGGTTCAACGATATTATCTTCATCAATAATTGGTTTTTGTACTAATGCAGGTTTGGTTATTTCCATACCTTCAACATCTACTTTACCTTCGTTGACTAATCTCTGTCTATTCTCTAAATGTTTTGTTTGAATCACTTCCTTGTTACCACCTGAGTAAGCAACAGCGTGTCCTTCTTTCATTAATTTAGAAGTTAATAAATCACCTTGTGGTGTTCTAAAGTCACCAAGAATACGACCAAATTTGCCTCGCATTTCTTCGTTACCATCACCTTTAACTTTAGATATTAGAGTAGCGCCATCACCAAATAAGTGTTTCACTCTCTCTTTTGCAGCTAAGCCGAAAATCTTTTCGATTTTATCGCTTGTTCTTGATTCAGGAGTATCAATGCCTATAATTCTCACTCTTTCATCATTGAGCCAGACACCGAAACCTAAATC